TGTTCTCTATACAATTACCACTCTACTAAATCTCTAGTATACTTTTTCCTTTGATTCTGGTTTTTCTGGTTTTTCTTCGTCTTTCTTTTTAGCAGGCATGACGCCAAAAGTAGCTAAAGTTCCAGTAAAAACGCTGGCTATGAAAGTCGGATCGATGTTTTTCTGAGGAATACCAGGAACTGTTACATAATTAAGGGTCAGAATTGATGCTGACCAACCTAAAATAACAACACGTACCAGGGTAGATACCCCTTCATCAGCCCACTCAAATTTATCCTTTTTCTTGGTTTCCTCTTTCTTCTGTGGATTCGTTTCCATTTAAAGATTGTGAGGCTTTATTATTTATTTTCTTGAGATGTTTATCTGATGATACTTGAGTAATAAGAGTCATGCCAGATTTAATAAAATCTTGACTCTTATCTGTAGGTGAATTACCCATTAACCTTTCCTCGGTAGATAGTTGTTTTTTTCTAACCATTCTCTAGTCATTGGTGTTGGTTCGTAATCAGACCACATTGTGCCACGGGCACAAGACTCTAAAGCATTCTGAGTCATTCCTTCAGTCTTTCCTGCCCAGGTTGCTTCTTTTTCCCAAGGTTGTGCAGATGCAGGATAAGTTCTTTCTACCATCTCTTGCCACAACATAGGCACATCTTCTTCAGGTTTGATGATAGCAATCATACTATTTTCAATCGTACCTGCCATACAATCCTGTGCAGCGTGCCATCCCTCATGACGCATCACACTCATTAGAACTGATGGACGACGCATAAATGTTTTGTTCAGGAAAAAGTTATTACCAACGGTATGGTATACCCCACGATGTCCTACAGGAAAATACTTTTCATCTGCTAGAAACACCCCCACTCCGACCTGATCAAGGGCAACGAGCATTGCGTGGAACTCGTCAGTAATACCAACAAAATCACTATCGGGATACTTATCAGCAATATCGTTGATACTGAATACTTGTTCGATTCCATCGTTGCACTCCCTTAACAGCATACAACCCATGGCATCCATAGTATAGAATCCTTTTTGAATTTTACCCTGATCAGCTAGAGCTGGTGCTGTCAGGAGCATACCAGCCAGGATCGAGAGTGAGACATTTTTCAAATTTGTAAACTTGCTCAAGATGTACCTCCTCCAAATATTTTTGAAAATAATGTTCAATATTGTTAATGTTATCATTGCCCTGACTTACCCAATCATGACAAAACTCATACACTGCTCTGCAGTGTTCTTCTAGGTGGTGACTGAGAGCACGAAATACTGCAGCTCGCATCTGCATACGATCATCAGCATATCTCCAATCAGATGGAAACTCGGACATAGTATTACTTCATTCAACCCTAGTATATATCACCATCCTTAGAAAAGTTGTAATCCTTGGTTTGTTTTAAGAATTCCAATTCAGATTCAACTTTAGCACATCTGCAGAGCAATTGCATATAGTCACCTTCCAAAACAAGAATCCGTTCTTGAAGAAAATTTAATTGATCTTGAAGACTCAAGACATCATGTTTTTCACTTGGTTTAAAAAATGCTTTCACTGCTCTTTTAATCTTCTTTTTCATAAGTCTAACTCCCAACACGATGACCTTGCTAGTTCTGGATTATTTTTTAATGCTCTGTGAACATGTCCATGGACATCTTGTTCTAGAGTATGGTGTGCTCTGATATGAATCAATTCAATCATTCCTAGACTTCCGACTATTAGTAGGTTGAAAGTTGTGACTGGATGAAATAAAATTTTTAGCATAAAAAAGGGGGTCCTGCGGACCCCTATATTATATCACACTGTCAAGTGATCAGAAGGAGTACTTAACACCCAACTTAGCACCATAACCACGGTCGATGTCGTCATCACCTGAACCGACGAATGAAACTTCACCATATGCACCAAGTGCATCGGTGACTGCTAGACCTAGACCTGCCTTACCAGAAGGAACGGTGTCAGACTCACCACCATCGGGGCTCAATAGGGTAGCACCACCCTGAACGTAGTAAGATGCACTTTCACCAATAGCACCTTCGTAGCCTACGTGAAAATCAGTCGCAGCACCAGTATAATCGGCACCACTCCATCCAGCATTGGTTTCTACGTTGACATAAGGACCTGCAACAGCAGCACCAGCAGAGACGGAAAGAGCAGCAGTTGCTGCGAATAGAGATTTGATCATTGTTTTAATACCTTTTTTTACTTGCGGAATTGCACCCGCAGATGATTAGAGACTCGACATGTCTCGTTATATTACAACTGTCACACTGTTTTGAGTATTTGTACGGTGTGCCAGTTGTAGTATTTATTTATAGTAACCTATTTTTTTAGATCTGTCAACCATGTTGTAGTTTTCTAACATATTCGTAAGCATAGATCTCACGATTTCCTTTGATACCCCATCCCAACCAGTAATAAGCTGGAACCATGTACTGTCTGACAGTTAAACCACTGCCTTCAAACATGGGTAGGTATCGTTGGAAGGTTGATTCATTGATCATATATGCAGTCTGACCCTCTAGAGTTGAAGGATCATAACCAAACTTATTAGCAAATCTCCCTAGGTTCTTATAACGACCTATTGAGGTCCACTGAATAAGCCCATAACCACCACTATGGCAATCGTGGTAAGAAACTCTAGCCCCTCCCTCGCATATGTTGGGAACGAAAAGACTTTCCTGTTTAATATTTCCCAGAATTGTAGCCAGGGCATTTCTATCCGTAATACGTGTTTTCTTTTGAAGTTGCTCTAAAACGTATTGTTCGTTTTCAGTGCAACCATCACATTTCCAGGAAGGTTTTTCCTCCACTTTTTCGACTACGGATTCTTCGTATTCGATTACGGGAATAGAAACACCTTTCAATTCTGAATCGGATGCAACACAGGCAGTTGAACCTGTTACTAGTGCAGCAACACCCAAGCAAGAAATTAATTTGTCAATCATAAAATAAAAATTTGAATTACCGTAAGAAAAGATCTCTTTCGATTGCTTCTAATTGACTTAGAACATTTTCATCGTCAACACTATCAAGATCTACCTTTCTAGGTACATCCTTTAGATATTGAAGGATCTTTTCTGGTTTGGAGTTTTCATAGGGATCGCTTTCGCAGTTATCAGTTTGTCCTTCTTCACTGAAGAGGACTTCAATTTGATCAGAATCAATTACTGCGGCATACCTCCATGATCTAACTCCAAGCCCAATATTCGATTTAAACACATTTTTGCCAATTTGTCTAGTGAAGAAACCGTTACCATCGGGAAGAAACTTGACTTTGCTAATGCCAAGACTTTCTCTCCAAGCATTCATAACAAACGAGTCATTTATGCTTACACAGTATACTTCATCTACGTCTGCTGCAATTAGTTCGTCATATAACTTTTCATAGTCAGGGACTTGACTTGAACTGCAGGTAGGTGTGAAGGCACCAGGAACACCAAAAACGACTACCCTTTTATCCCTAAAGAGATCTCTAGTTGTTTTTTCTACAAACTCTCCATCCTCACGAAAAATAAAACGTGAAATTGGAAGAGCAAGTCCAGTCTCCTTGGTTTTATGATCTTCTAAAGATGCTTTCTTTTCTCTCCAAGTTGGCATGGTATTAAATCAGTAAACGTCTAAACATAAGTGTATTTAGGCACGATTAGTTGCAGGAACCATCATGCCACCATCCATATTATTATCGTCATCTTCATCTTTACTTGCTAGTGCAAGCATAAGGAAGTATGGGGTAATGATGAACACTAATGTTTGAAGTAGTGTCCAATCGTATGTCATGAGTTTTTAGCTGCTGCTACGATTGGAATTAACAACAGCATTGCTACTGCTATAAATCCCATCACCATAGACCAGGGATAATTTGACCTGTGGTTGCATATGCACCCATTGCTGCAATGATACCGATCATTGCTGCCCAACCGTTAAAACGTTCTGCTGTTTCGTTCATTTTTGTTCTCCAAAGTTGTGTTTGTAATGATTATCTTTTCACCATCGTGGGTGAATTGTAAATCGTCTTCAGGATGCCACATCAACTCTTCGTACATATCGTTGAGTTTCCGCATATCCTCAAATAACTGGTTTGGATTTGACATGAGATAATTAATACAATTCTTCTTCGGCTTCGGCTTGAATAACACAATCACTTGCTGGGTATGATACACATAGGAGTGCAAACCCTTCTTCAATTTGATCATCGTCTAAGAATGATTGATCTTCCTGATTTACGGATCCTTCTAGGATTCTACCAGCACATGCAGAACAGGCTCCTGCTTTACAAGAATAAGGTAAATCAATACCTGCTTCTTCTGCTGTGTCTAGTATATATTCATCTCCTTCACATTGAAAAATTTGATCTTCCGTATCTCTGGACTTAATAGTGATTGTATATGTCATTCCGTATTTTACGCAATTAAACGTAATTATATAGAAGAATTGTTACCTTGTCAAGTATCAAATACCAAATGCACCAAAGAAGAAAAGACTTCCTGTGGTGGCATAAGAGACAATTGCTGCTACAAAACCAAGCATTGCAGTTCGACCATTCAGTTTTTCTGCACGTTCAGCATGTGTTTCATAACCATAGCGTTCTGCTGCGGTTTGATCCACGTACATTCTGGGTTCGGTTGCCCACATATTGGTGCGTCCACCATCTTCAGTTGTTATTGTATTTG